CGACCATAGACGAGCGTATCGAGTCGACACGCGCGACGCTGAAGCGGCTAGAGGAGCAGATCGCAAATCCTGGCTTCACCATAACCGCGCCATTCCTAGTCTTGTTGCAGCGTCAGGCCGCCACGGCGAAAGCCGAGCTCGCTGGCCTGCTCGCCCAGCAGCTTGCCGTAGCTCGCGCAGCGGAGGCGAAGGGAGCCTTTGGACCTCCTGCCTCGTTAGCCGAAGTGCCGAAGCCGGTCATTCAGATCAAGCTCGAAAAAACTGCCGATGAAAAGGCAATTCGCGATGCGGCGATCAAGGATCTGGACCGGTCGATTGCCGCCCAAAACGCGGCGCTCACGCAGAGCGAGCAATTTCTGACGCGTTATTACAACCGGGGCGAAATCTCACTGCATGATTTCTACGCGGCCCAGCAGGCCGACATTCAGGAGCATTTGCGGGTAGTTCTCGCCGAATACGACGCGGAACTCGCCGCAGCCGAGAAGTACGCCAACGTCAAGGGGTTGAAGGATCAGGATCGGATCGCGGCAGAAGAGAAGATCAGGGAAATAGAGGGCAAGCGCGCCAAGGCGGTGATAGATGCTGGCGTAGCGTTTTCGAATAGCGTGGAGAAAGGCCGGGACGATACCGAGAAGCAGCGCGAGACGGTCGAGGCGCTAAATATCGAATTGCTGAAGCTGACCGGGCATCTGGAGGAAGCTGCGGCGGCGCAGGCGAAATTGTCGTTGGAACAGATTCCGCGCCGCAGGCTGGGCGCCGAAGGCGATGTTGTAGCCGCTGGCGTAATTGCTAGAAAGAGGATCGACGAGGACATAGCCGCCAAGCAGAAACAGATTGGGGACTTGGAGGCGAACGCGAGCATCGTCGAGCAGCGCATCGCATTGCGACAACAAATCGGCGCTGTTGGAAGCCTGCAGGCGCTCGCGCAACTGGGCGAGGCGCGCAGGGCGGAAATCGCGCAGCTGGAAACGCTCGTCGCCGACTACGACGCATTGGCCGAGAAATCGAAGACGCCAGAAGCCATCCTCGCAGCCGAGCAGTTGCATCTGAAGCTAGATCAGCTCAAAGCCGACGCCGACCCGCTGGGACAGAAGTTCGAAAACATGTTCGAAACATCCTTTGCCGATAACTTCGCCAAGGTGATCGACGGCACTGAGTCCGTGCGCCAGGCATTCAGCAATATGATCAACTCTATCTTCAGCGAGCTCTCAAAACTCGCGTCGCAGGACATTGCAAGGCAGATTTTCGGAAGTGGCGGAGGTGGTGGCGGTGGCAGTCCATTCGGTTTTCTGGGGAGTCTTTTCGGCAGCGGCGGAGGCGGCTCCGGGCTCGCCGCGGGCCAGGCTGGACCTCCTGCCAATCTTGCCGGAAGTTCCGCAGGATTTCTCTCTTCGATCGCTTCGCTTTTCGGCGGTGCCGCACAAGGCGGCGGCGATGTGAGTGGCAACAAAGCGTATCTCGTCGGCGAGCGCGGGCCGGAACTTTTCATGCCGGGGCGCAGCGGCAGCATCGCGCCGGCCGGCAGTTTCGACGGCTCGACCGTCGTCCACGTTCACATGCCAGCCGGGATCCAGCCGACGCGCGAATCAGCGAACTTGGCGGGCGCCGCTGCCGCTCGAGCGCTGGCGGTATCACATGCACGGAATAATTAGAAGCAAATTAGGCGCAAACAATGGCATTCCTTGAAAGCCCGCGCTTCCCGGATGCGATCGCATTTCATGCCATCGGAGGCCCCGGCTTTTTGACGACCGTCATCCCGCTCGCCTCAGGCTTCGAACAACGCAATGGCCTTTGGCAATACGAGCGCGGATCGTGGGACGTTGGACAGGTCACCAAGACACTCACCGAATATGCGCCCATGAGCGCCCACTTTCGCATCGTCGGTGGCAAGCGTGACGGCTTTCGCTTCAAAGATTGGAGCGACTTCACCGACGCGATGAATCAGGGCGCCGGTGTGCTCGGAACACTCGGCGTTGGCGACGGTACGACGACCGTCTTTCAGATGTTCAAAAACTACACGCTGGGCAGCGCCAGTTATCAGCGGCCAATTCGAAAACCGATCAGCGGCACTTGCGCCTTTTTCGATAACGCGTCTCCGGTATCTCCTACCGTCAATTACACGACCGGCTTGGTGACCTTCAGCCCAGCGCCAGTCACCGGCCATACGCTCACTTGGACCGGCCAATATGACGTGCCGGTGCGATTCGATATCGACGGGTACAAGCTTGAGCTGGTCGATCGGCAGGGTGCGACCGGTGACATTCTGGTGCGCTGGCCGACCATTCCGATCATCGAAATTCGCACATGAAGACGATCGCTTCGGGCCTCCTGACGCATTTCGCCGGAGAAGTCCTGACGATCAATACATGCGTGAAAGTGACGCGCAAGGATGGAACGATCTTCGGGTACACCGACTGCGATTTCGATCTGACCGTGTCCGGCCAAATCTATAAGTCGCTCACCGGGATCGCCTCATCGCAAAATCAAAGCTCGGATCAGTTCAACGTCGATCACGCAGAGGTGAGCTCCTACTTCGACGCGACCCAAATGACCGAGGTCGATCTGATGGCCGGCAAATGGGACGACGCGACGGTCAGCATGTTCCAGGTCAATCGGAACAATGTGACCTCCGGCATTTACCACATGCGCGACGGCGTGAGCGGTCAGGTCACCGTCAAATCGCCCGCCGAATTCATGGCCGAGCTGCGCGGCCTCGCCCAGTACCTGCAAAAGCAAATCGGCGAGCTCATCACGCCGACGTGCCGCTGGGACCTCGGCTCAACATCCTTGACCGGGCCGCCCAGCAACCGGGGGCTATGCACCGTGAATCTAACGCCGCTCACCGTCACGGGTGTCGCTGTGACCTCTGTCACGAATACGCAGAGCTTCACGGCTTCGAGCCTCGCTCAGGTGGCCGACTACTTTGGCAATGGCAAACTGACCTGGACGAGTGGCGCGAACAATGGCCGATCGATGGATATCCAGGCGCACGGCGGAGGCGGCGTCCTCGTGCTCGCCCTGCCGATGCTGAGCGCAATCGTCAATGGCGACCTCTTTACGATCGTGCCGGGCTGCCGCAAGCGCTTCGGGCCGGACTGCGTCACGAAGTTCTCGAACGGGGTCAATCACGGCGGCTTCGACGGTCTTCCCGGCATGGATAAGATGCTCCGGCCCGGGGGCATCTGATGGCCGTCACACGCGCGCAAGTGGTGGCATGTGCCAGGACGTTTATCGGCACTCCGTGGCACCATCAAGGACGCGTCAAAGGGCCCAAGGGCGGCATCGACTGCGCCGGCCTCATCATCGGGGTGGCGCGCGAGCTCGGCCTCGCTGACGTCGATTTCACCAATTACTCGCGCCATCCGGACGGCACGCTCGAGCGCATCTGCGCGCTGCACATGCGCGGCGTAGGGCTGCACCTGGCCGACTTCGGTGACGTACTGCTTTTCACATTCAAGACGGAGCCGGAACACCTCGGGATCTTCAGCGAAATCGATGGCCGGCGCACGGTCATTCATTCCTATGCTAGCGCGAAGAAAGTGGTCGAGAACGATCTTGATGCGCTCTGGCTGAGCCGGATCCGCGGCGCTTATCGCATTCCCGGGGTCGTGTAGATGGGCGATAAGGTCCTCGCGGTAGCCGGTGCGGCCGTCGGTGCATTCATTGGTGGACCGGCCGGCGCTTCGATTGGCTTTTCGATCGGCTCGCTCGCCGGCCAAGCGCTTTTTCCTCACAAGCTTGACGGCCCTCGCACCCGCAATCTGACGTCAATGAATGGTGCCTATGGCGCCATGCTACCGATTGTTCAGGGCAGCGCACGTGTTCCGGGCAGCCTGATTCGCTCATTGCCGATCCAGGAGGTCGGTACATCGCAGGGCGGCAAAGGCGGCCCGTCGGTCACGACCTATGCCTATTACGGATCGTTCGCGGTCGCGCTGTGCGAGGGTCCGATCACGGCGATCCGAAAAATATGGGCGAACAAAATCCTGATTTACGACGTGAGTTCGACCGCGAACGGGGGGACGATCTCCAACTCAAATCAGTTCGCCGCCAATTACATGACGGTGTATAAGGGCGACGCCGCGCAGAATCCGGATCCGACTTTGCAGGGCTATTTCGGAGCTGCGAACGTCGCAGCTTATCGCGGGACAGCTTACATTATGTTCCGCAGCCTGCCGCTCGCGAACTACGGCAACCTGTTGCCCACCATCGAGGCCGAGGTCATCACGGTCGCGGCCGTTACGAGTCCGCTTGCCAAGCTTTGGGAGAACGACTCGACCGGTTTTCCAATGTACAGCGGTTCGTACCCGCCGCCGCCCTCGGCCGTCGCTGGAATTCCCTCCGGCATCGTCGGCGGCCAGCTGCGCATCTATAACCGCAATGTGTCTGGCGGCACGATCGGCGGAGACGGCAATACGTACATCTTGGCAGTGTCCGACGGATCGGTGCAGTCGCCGTTGACGCCGAATTCATTCGAGTCAGCGATACAGACCAGCGATCAAGTAGGAACGCCGAAATTCAACGATGGCGGCGCTTCTGGCGGTAGCAGCATGGGCTTGATAATGCCGCATGCGGCGGGCAATTGCGGCGTTTATTCGTTAGGAGTTGGAACCCATCCGGACATCCTCACGGGCCCGACACGGTCCGGCACTTTGGGCGCGAGCCATCCGGCAATGTGGGTGGAGGATTACGCCACCGGCACTCGGCAGACGGACGTTATAGCCGCCCTCAGCACGCCACCCGGCCTCACCGGAACATGGCAGCTATATGCGGTTTTCCCATGTGCGGATTGGCAGCATGTTTGCGCGGTCACGTTCGACGCCGGCAATTCGAACGCTTGGCTGCACGTCCTATCGGTTAGCTCGATCTTTGTAGTTGCCGAAATTGCGCGGTATCAATTCTCCCCCGCCAGCGGAGCGAGCGCGTTCAATCACGTGGCCGGATTCTTCAATACGAACGGATACGCCGCCCTTGCTAATTGGGACGTCGCCATACTTGAATCTAATCTCACCACCATTTGGGTTGGAAACGGTGGCAGCGCCAATCTGGTGTCGCGCTACGTCGTCTCTGGCTCTCAAGTGCCAGCACCGCAAACGATAGCGGCCTTCACCACTACGCCGGGTGCGAACATGGGCATCTTCGCAGATGGTGGTACATGCTTCGTGACTGATTTCTCGCGTTATGGGCTTTTCTCAATTTCTAGCAGCGCGGGACAAATTGCGCTGTCGGACGTAGTCAGCGCCATCTGCCAGCGGGTCGGACTGCAAGCAGGTCAACTCGACGTGACCGCGTTGACTGACCAAGTATGGGGCTTCGTCATCGATCGGCAGATGACTGCGCGTGCTGCGCTCGAGGCGCTGGCGCCGGCTTGGTGGTTCGATGCGGTTGAATCCGACGCGAAGCTCAAGTTCGTGCATCGATCCGGAACCTCGCTCATAACGATCCCGCTGGACGACATGGTCGTGGATCCGCACAGTGCGAATACGAATCCGCTGCAATTCACGCGCGGATCCGAGATGGAATTGCCCTCGCAGATCAACCTGAGCTACTACTCGGTCGGCGCGGATTACCAGCCTGGCATTCAATACTGGCGGCGCCTCACCGGGCTGGAATCGAACAACGTGCAATCGATCGACGTCGCGGCCGTGATGGATGACACGCAGGCGGCAATCGCGGCAGCCGTCATCGGCTGGGACATGGTTGCCGGCCGCACGCCGTTCAAGTTCGCGACATCTTATAAATACGCACAGTACGAACCGACGGACATCTGGACGATTCAAACTGCGAACGCGGCCTATTTGGCGCGATGCACGCTCAAGACTGAGAACGCAGGCAAGATCGACTGGGAATTCGTCGCCTGCGCGCCGGTCTATTCGCAGCCGGCCACGGGCGGCCCAATCACGGCGGGCCAGATCGTCAGCGGCGCGACGCCGACCACCGCAATCATCATGGATATCCCGCCGCTGCGAGATTCCGATGCCGCTGGCGACAATCTCTATGTTGCGATGTACGGGGCCACCGGATGGCCGGGCGCCGCGCTTTACAAATCGTCCGACGGCGGGGTCACCTACGCGGCCGGCATCGCCATGGGGACGATGTCCACCGTGGGGCGCGCAACCACCGCGCTTGGAGCTTGGACAGGCGGCAACACGTTCGACGAGGCGAACATCGTCAACGTCACGATCCTGTCCGGACAGACGCTAGCGAGCGCGGCCGAGCTGACGGTACTCAATGGCGGCAATGTTGCGCTGCTCGGCAACGAAATCATCCAATTCAAGAATGCCGTGCTGGTGAGCGGCACCACCTACAAGCTCTCCGGCTTCCTGCGTGGCCGCTTCGGAACCGAGATTCCGGAATCGACCCATGGTGTTGGCGAATCGTTCGTTCTGCTGAGCTCGCCCGGCGTTATCAGCTTGCAGGGCGCGCCAACCTCGGACATAGGCCAGGCGCGCATCTATGACGCCGTGACCACCGGGCAGACGCTACCGAGCGGTCAGCAGCAGACGATCACCGAGCATGCGAACACGCTGGTCTGTTTCTCGCCCGTGCTGCTGACTGCGACAAATAACGGACTGGCGGGCGATATCTCATTGCGATGGACGCGGCGCGATAGAAAAACTTGGCAATGGCTACCGAGCGTCGACGTGCCGATGTCCGAAGCGAGCGAGGCGTACACGGTCAGCATTTACAGCGGGTCCTCCGTTGTCCGCACGATCAGTGTGAGCGGCAGCGGCGTGCAGAGCGCGACCTATACGAGCGCGCAACAAACGACCGATTTCGGTGCGGCCATCGGCGCGAGCGGCAGTTTGACCTGGGGTGTTCAACAAGTATCGGCTGTGACGGGCGCCGGCGTCATGGCGAAAGTTACCTCCAACATGCCGAGCGCGCCTGGCGTGGCCATATTTGGAAATCTGCTGCTGCATTTCGATGACGGCAACGGTTCGACTGCGTTTACGGATGTGTACAGCCACACGTTCACGGCCAACGCCTCGGCGGCGGAAAGCACGGCTCAAGCTAAGTTCGGCAGCGGCTCGCTGGCGATCACCGGGGCCAGCGGGCAGTGCATCACCACGCCGGATGCGACCGACATTCGATTCACAAGCGGCGACTTCACGATCGAATTCTGGCTCTACTTCACGGACGTCAATCCGTTCGTTTATCGCGGCGTAATGGGTAAGTGCAGCGGTGGCGCGCAAGGCGCGGCGCCCTCCAATGCCAAAGGCGCGTTCATGTTCTTCAATGACATCAACACGTCGATCGTTCACGTCAGAAGCTCGACGAGCGGGACGGCATGGGATGTCGATATTTCGTCGGCGGCGCTCGGTACGGGCGGCTGGCATGCCGTCGCCTACACGCGTCACGGGACGACCTTCACGCTCTGGATAGATGGTGTCAGCGCCGGCACCGCGATAGTTTCCGGTGCATTGACTGAAGATGCCACGGCGCTCGCGATCGGCGCCGATCACACGGGCGATGCCGGCTCCGTTCTGCACGGCTATATCGACGAGGTGCGCATCACGAAGGGCACGGCTCGCTATACGTCGAACTACACGCCGATCGGACCGTTCGGCTATTGAGGATAGAAAATGGCTGATTCCACGACGAATCTCGACACCATTTCGACGGCGCAATCGCAAAAAGAGGTCACCGCCAACGCGGCCGATGATGCGGAATCGCCCGCGTCGTTTGGAGGCCGACGAGCGAGCACCACGACCGGGCTTACTTGGGGCTACTACGGCGGAAAGTACATGGCGGGCGGCTCGAGTCCGGCCATCACGATGCTGGCTAACGGGACTGTCGCACTGACCGCGAGTGTTACGAATTACGTCGAGTTCGATCCGGTCACCGGCACGGTCAGCGCCAACTCGACGGCTTTTACAGCGGGCCGCGTGCCACTCTACACGTGCGTGGCCGGCGCCTCTACCATCACAAGCTACACGGATCAGCGGGCCTGGGGCGCGCCGATCAATCCACGTGTCACCTTGAGCGTGGCGGGCAGCGCTAACGTGACCCTGACCCGGGCGCAGGCGCAGGCGCAGATCATCGAATGTACCGGGGCGCTGACCGGAAACATCCAGGTGATCGTGCCGTTGAACCCGGATCAGTGGACCTTCTACAACGGCACCAGCGGCGCCTTCACACTGACTGTGATTGGAGCTACCGGGACCGGGATCGTGATTGCGACCGGCAAACGGGCGATTGTCTATGCAGATGGAACGAATGTCGTGCGGGTGACGGCGGATGCGTGACGATCACGCTGCTGATCCTGACTGCGGTCGTCGCCTGAAAGCCCGCATGATCGCCGCGATGCGCATCCGGTAGGCCCTTTGCGCCTCCGCGTGGCAGGCGCGGCAGTTTCGCTGTCCAGGACGCCGCTTAAGCCCGCACTTGCACCGGCTGCTTGCCATCCGCTTACAATGCGCGATCGTTCCGCGTG